CGCAATCTCCGCTACCGTCTGCATCGGCACGAGGAGGTTGTACTTCTCCACGGGGTACTGCTGCGTAATCATCAATGCGTTGTTCTGTTCCACTTTTGATTCCTCCTATTGCAATTTCAGAAATTATCTGCTACAATAGAGGCACTGGTTTTTGAATCGCTCGCGGCTTAGGTCGCGGGCTTTTCTTTTGCCTCTAAGGTCGCCATCATGTCCATCAGCTCGAATGTGAAGCGGCTGAATCTGCTTGTCCTTACCGCCTCCGCGATAAGCTGTGCCAGATACCAAGGTTCCCGGCGGTCGCCGTCTGCGTCGCCCTCCCGGCTGATTATCCAGTCGAGCTTGCGCTCCGCTGCCGCCTTTGCCTCATCCCACTCTTTGGGCGGGATGCTGGCACCGAAATACTTTTCTGCCAGTTCCTTTAGTTCCATTTCTTTTTGGCCTCCATCATCTGCTGATCTGCCGCAGATTTTCTCGGAGCAGCGCCCGATCAGCTGCATACAGCTCGCGGTTGATCTCGTTCAGTTCCGCGAGAGTGAGAGCCGGCCGCCGGCTTTCGATGAAATCTTTAAAACGACTGATAATTTCATCAGCCGCGATAACCGAAGCAATTCCAAACCAAATTCCAATAATCAACATAATTTTTCACTTCCCTTTCTCAGCGCCCTGCCCGCGATCATCTTGTTCTCTCGCCGCGGCGAGTGCTTCTTTAATCTCGCGGTTGATCTCATCCATCAGGCGGTATCCGCCTCATTCGTTCTTTCGCGCTCATTCTTTCCGGCTCCGGCTGCTGCGCTTATGTGCCGCTGTGCCCGCTGCGCTATGCGGTGCAGGATATCATCTACCTCTGCCGCCGTTTTCCTGCAGTAGTTATCCGCAATCATTATCCTAGTGTTCCCGATGCGGAAATCCCGCACAATGTTGGCCTCAGCCATGCCGTTCACCTCCTCATAAGAATTTTCCGATTTTCGCCGCTCGTTCCAGCATGGCAAGGTTTTCATCCGCCCTCCGGCGGAACTCAAGCAATCTGTCTCTCAGTTGTGGAACTGCGTCTTTTTCGTCCTCATCGAGCTTCCCGTCCTCCATAAGGAGCGATAGTTGCCGGGTGAGCTGTTCCATCTCGTGGACCGAGTTTTGCAGGCGAATGAGCGCCCTCTCTGCTGGCATATCTGGTATCTCTCGACAATCCTTACCCAGCGGACATTCATTCACGCAGTACCATTGCCGCAGCTCCGGCTCGTTGTAAGCGTCTGCCATCAGCGCTACCACAGTGTTCGGCGGGCGGTTGATGTCCAGCTCGTATTTTTTGAGGCTGTCCTCCGTCACTCCCGGCAGGTATTCTACGGCTCCGGCGCGTGTCAAGAGCTTTTCGTTGTACTTTGCAGCCCGCATTCGTGCCTCGTAGTACCTGTTTCCCACCGCTTTTGTGGCTTGCTTCGACATTTATTTCTACCTCCTTTCTGTGTAAAATAAATACAGAGGTTAGAACAACCTTTCGCCGCTATAAGGGTCTGTTTTCGTTTCTCTTTGGCGGTTTTGCCCCTTTTTGGGTCGTTTTGTGGTAAAAAAATTATCTTCGGCGCGGCTCGATGTTGTCAAAGATGTCGTCGTCGTGGTAGTTGAGGGCTTTCTTGATTCGCAACGCCAATTTTAGCGATGGGTTTTTATCCCCGGTTTCGATCTGAGAATAATGGTTCCGGCTGATCCCGATGGTGTCGCTGAATGTCTGCTGAGTGTAGCCCATTGTCTGACGTAGCTTCTGCAATTTAACTCTCACATCCTGCTCCTTTCTGTAGAATAGCAACCATAACCAGTTGCTTTTGTTAATAGCAACCCTTTTGGATTGCTATTCAGATAGGATAGGTTGCCGTTCATGCTCGATTTTCCTGTTCTATCCTATCCTCAGCGGCCCTATTTGGGGTGCTACAACCGCATTATAGTCCCTTTTCGGGGCAATGTCAACCGATTTGCAGGAACTTTAATTTATTTCTGCCGATTTTAGGGTCATTTCGTTCCAAAAGAGGGCTCTTGTTGTATAATTTTTATGGAGGTGCATATTATGTCCATGTTCGCAAATCGCCTCATCTCCCTGCGAAAAGAGCGTGGTCTCTCTCAGGAGGATATTGGCAAAATCATTAACAAAAAGCGGTCTACCGTTTCCGGTTACGAGACCGAGGGCAAGGAGCCGGATATCGAAACTCTCTGCTTGCTTGCCGATTATTTCGGCGTGTCCACTGATTTCCTAATGGGTAGGTCGGACAAGCGGAACAACGTCGATACCGTCTTTCTCAATGATATGCATAACTTCAAGAAGCACTACGATGCTGCGCCCGACGACGTTCGGAAGCAGGCCGAACGCTGCTTTGATGCGTTCTACCGTCTGATTGGCCGAGATGTCCAAATTTCCCGTACAGAGCGCCTTGAGGTCTACAACGAGCTTTTCAATAAACTTGCCTCTCTCCGGGCGCAAATTAGCCGGACCATAAACCTCTCCAATGGCTCCATATCTGACCCCGTTGCTCTCTCCGACCTCATGGCGATGCAGGCCGAGTTGAAGAACGACGTGGCGGCCCTGCTGGACAAGCTCTTGCAGGCTGATATGGAGGTCTCGTTTGACCTCTCCTCGAAAGAGAGAACGGGCGAGGCCGGATAATCCATATCGTTTTCCGGCAGTAGTCCAATTTTTCTACGCTGAGGAGGGATTCTGGTTTGCCTTACTGTTGTTATTTAAGAAAAAGCCGTGCTGATATTGAAGCAGAAGCCCGTGGGGAAGGTGAAACACTTGCCAGGCACGAAAAGGCTCTGCTTGAATTGGCAAAACGAAATAATTATACGATTACGCAAATCTTTCGAGAAGTTGTCTCCGGCGAGACTCTGGCTGCGCGTCCTCAAATGCAGCAGTTATTGTCTGAGGTTGAACGGGGAATGTGGGATGGCGTTCTAGTTATGGACATCGACCGTCTGGCTCGCGGCGATACCGTAGATCAGGGGATAGTTGCTCAAACATTCAAGTTCTCCGATACAATGATCATTACCCCAACAAAGATTTATCATCCGAACAATGAATTTGACGAGGAGTATTTCGAGTTCGGGCTGTTCATGTCTCGCCGTGAATACAAAACAATAAATCGTAGGCTCCAGCGCGGGCGTGTGGCCTCAGTAAAAGAGGGCAAATTTGTTGGAAATAAACCTCCATACGGATATGCGAGATTAAAAATTCCGGGGGATAAGGGGTGGACGCTTGATCCTGTTCCAGATGAGGCTGAGATTGTTCGCCTTATCTATTCGTTATACACCTCCGGTGAAAATCAGGATGACGGTACAGTGAAGCGACTAGGGGTCTCCTTGATTGTCCGCAGGTTAAATGATCTGAAGGTACCTACAAGAAATGGTGGTGACTGGACCCCTGCGACAATACGCGGTATTTTGACAAATCCTGTGTATGTAGGAAAAGTAAGATGGAATAACCGTCGTGCTGTTAAGAAAATGGTTGATGGCCAGACTATCGTAACGCGCCCTCGCTCCACACAAGATGAATGTCTGATTACTGAAGGGCTGCACCCTCCCATTGTTGATCTGACTGTGTGGAATGCCGCTCAGGATATTATGCGCAATAATCCTCCGCGTCCCATAGGGGAGAAAAACACTGTGATGAATCCTCTGGCCGGGCTTATAGTCTGTGGTAAATGCGGTCGAAAGATGGTCCGCCGCCCTTATAACTCAAGAAGAATAAATGATTCTCTGATCTGTCCTTATACATCGTGCAACAATATTTCCGTGGATCTGTGTCTGGTAGAGGATCGGGTTTTAGGCGCCCTCTCAGAATGGCTTGGTGAATATCGTCTGCAGTGGGAAGATAATCCGGCCCGGCCATCTTCTTCCGTATCTCTTTTTGCTGTAAAAGAGAAAGCGTTAAAAAAGACCGTCGGGCATCTTGCCGATCTGGAAAAGCAACGTGACAATATATATACGTATCTTGAACAAGGGATATACACAGTCGATGAGTTCCTTGATAGATCACGTATAATCGCTGAACGTATTGAACAGGCCAATAAAGATCGTACTGCGCTTATGGAAGATATTGCGCTTGAGCGTGCGAGTGAAGAGGGCCGTAAGAATATCATTCCAAAGGTCGAGCGGCTTCTTGATGTGTACCATGCCCTACCTTCGGCTCAGGCGAAAAATGACCTGCTGAAAGAAGTGATAGAAAAGGCTGTATATGTTAAGGAAAAGAATGGCCGGTGGCATAATCAGCCTGATGATTTTGAATTGACAATTTATCCGAAGATTCCGAAGTATCTCAATCCAACAGAATAGCAATCCTGTGTTGTTTTTAACTGTCTATCATCGATAGCCTCTATGTACGGAAGAGCTCGCGCATTCCGAGATGATCGGCGCGATTGTCCATCAGCTGACCCGCAATCTGACGCCGGAGCAGATCAAAAAGAGCGGCTTCGACGCCTATTTTGTCGACCACACGACCGGCGTGTATCCGCAGGCGGCGAGCGGTATGCCGTTCAGCGCGGCGACGCTGCAGTCCACCGGCGACGCGCTTGCGGACCTGTTTGAGGATATGGCGGCCGAGCAGAAGGCCCGCCTGACCTACGACAACCTGCTGCGCCTGATCGACGATCCGGATGTGCGCGACCCGATCAAGTTCCTGCGCGAGCGCGAGATCGTGCATTTCCAGCGCTTCGGCGAAGCTCTGCGCAATGTGCAGGAAAATCTGGATTCCAAGAACTATTACGCCTACAACCCGTCGTTCGACGTGTCCTGTACCCGCAGAAAGAAGTAACTTTCCAACCCGCGCCGGCAGCTCACCGCGAAGCTGCCGGCCTTTTTCCGTTCCGGCGCGCCCCTCCCGCAGCCGTATTTTGCATTGTATTTCCGCGGACGGCATGGTATAATAACGAAAATTGCAGAACAGGCGCGGCCTGTGCTGTAATTCCGGTCAATGGAATAAAAAAACTGCCGGTGCCTCTGCCTGCGGCAGGCTGCGCGGCGCAGAGGGTAAAAGGGAAACAGGTGCAATTCCTGTGCGATCTCGTCACTGTAATCGGCGAGCGGAAGGCAAATGTGCTGCGGCACGGCCACTGACCTCCGGTCGGGAAGGCCGCCTGAAGCGATGACCCGTGAGTCAGGAAACCTGCCGGCTGTTTGGTACAGGAATGATGTTCCCGATCACGAGGTATTGATCGTACCGGCTCAGACACTGTCTGCGGACAGGGTCTCATTGGCGTCGCTCTTTCCTCGCTGCGGGAGAAAGAGCTTTTTCTTTTTTCACAGCGGGTCGGCCCGACGGCTTTCTGCACCTCCGAAGTGTCCATTGGCAAAAACACCACAATCAAGGAGGGTCACACAAATGAAAAAACTGACCGCTGTACTGCTCACCGCTCTGCTGGCCGGCTGTGTTCTGCTGGCCGCCTGCTCGTCCTCCGGCAAGGACAATTCCGCCGCCGGCTCGGGCACGCCTGCCGTTTCCGGCTCGGCAAGCACCGCCGCTGCGGATGCCGATGACGAGGAAAACTACAACACCG